AACGAATCTGATAGTTACGTCACAATTGATAGATGGGAAGCTTATTCAGATGCGCAAAAAACTGCATGGAGACAATATAGACAGTCTTTAAGAGATATACCTCAAATCGCAGATGATTTAGATAATATTGTATGGCCTATTAAGCCAAATTAAAATTATAATTATTAATAGTCTTGACTTTATAATTTATATAAAGTATAAGCATAAGCAAGCGCTTGTTGAATTAAGTGGTTGTTAAATATTAATTAAATAATACTAAATTATTGATAGTTAAATTAAAGTTAAGCGCTTGATATGCTACTATTTATTATAAATGATTACTAATAAACATAAAATATATTTGGATATGGATGGAGTGATAAGTGATTGGGAATCACAGTTTAAGCGCTATAGTGGTGGAGTGCCTGTAGAAACTTATGATGTTGAGCATGGCAAAAAAAATAGATTTAAATTTGTTGATAAAAATTGTCCTGAATATTATTCTACAATGCCTTGGATGAAAGATGGTAAGTTGCTTTATAATTTTGTAAAAAATTTACCTGTAGAAATATTGAGTCATGCACCTAGTAAATTATCTTATATTGGTAAAAAGCAATGGTTAGCTAATAATAAGATTGATATTGAAGCTAATTTGGTACCGCATAGAAATTTAAAAGCAAAGTTTGCAAATGCTGATAGTATTTTAATAGATGATCGTGAAGATAATGTAAATGATTTTATAAATGCTGGTGGCAAAGCAATATTGCATAAAAATGCTATAGATACTATTAATCAACTAAAAGAAATGTTGGGTATTAAAGAAAAACATAGAATTTATAATAGTATTTTAAATCCTGCAATTTGGGCAACTAAAGATGAAATAAAACCTGAAGTATTAAATAAACTATTAACTATAGCAAATACTTTCTACAAAGATACTGATTTGAATGTACCGCTTGAAAATGTATATTTTCTTGGTAGTACCGCCGGATATAATTGGTCACCCACCAGTGATATAGATTTACATTTGCTTGTAGATTTTTCTAAGATTAATGATAATAAAGAAATTGTTAAGAATTATGTGGGTGGCTTAAAAAGTAAATGGAATGATTCGCATGACATTCGAATTGGTAATCATCCAGTGGAAGTTTATATTCAAGATGTTAATGAAGTTAACCGAAGTCAAGCTGTATATAGTTTGACTAAAAATACTTGGGTAAAAAAGCCAAAAATAGAAGACATACAGATTGATAAAGCTACTATTTCAAAGAAATATAAAGAATATGTAACATTTATTAATATGGCTGTAAAAGAACAAGATCTAGACAAATTGAAACGTTTGATAAAGCGGTTATATGAAATGCGTGAAGCTGGATTGGCTAAAAGTGGAGAATACAGCACAGAAAACTTAGTGTTCAAACTTTTGAGATCCAGTGGGTACGTTAATCAACTAAAAGACGCGATAAATAATATCACGGATAAAAATTTGAGTCATATTTAAAAAAAGTTAATTAAAACATAAATTCTTTTATATTTATAATCAATAACATAAGGTAAAAATATGGCAGAACTACTAAATCCATCAGAAATTTTTTCAACAGCTTTTGAACCAAAAGTAAAGAATCGTTTTATTCTTTACGTTGATGGTCTTCCATCATTCATTATTAAAAAGGTCAATCGTCCTAAGTTAACACAAGCTAAGAAAGAACTTGACCACATGAACATAAAAACTTACTACAAAGGTAAGAGTGTTTGGGATGATATCAGTATGGAACTTTATGATCCAATTGTACCATCTGGCGCTCAAGCTGTAATGGAGTGGGTTCGTTTGCATCACGAATCAGTTACTGGTCGTGATGGTTATCAAGATTTCTATAAAAAAGATCTTACTATTAACGTTCTTGGCCCCGTCGGCGATAAAGTGGAAGAATGGACACTAAAGGGCGCATTCATCACAAGCGCTGATTTCCAAGAAATGGATTGGAGCGATGATGGTGCCGCTCAAATGATTAGTTTAACAATATCAATCGATTACGCAATTCTTCAGTATTAAGATTTTTACCAAATCAAAAAGAACCCCACATTTATCTGTGGGGTTTTCTATTTATTAACATATGCAAATGGGCAAGAAAGTATTCGTCATTTATCCTGGTAGATTTCATCCTTTTCACACAGGTCACAAGGGTGTATATAACTATTTAAGCACCAAATTTGGTGGCAATGACGTATACATAACAACTACCGGAGTAGTTGAATTGCCAAAGTCGCCTTTTTCATTTGATGAGAAAAAAGAAATGATGATGGCAACTGGTATACCATCCAATAAAATACTAAATGTCAAAAACAACTATAATTTGCAAAGTGTATCAAGTCAGATACCAATCAATGTAGAACGTGACAGTATTATTTTTGCGGTTAGTCAAAAAGATATGGCTGAAGATCCAAGATTCAAGAACTTTGTCAAAAAAGATGGATCTCCTTCGTATTTGCAGCCAATACCAAAAAATGAAAGCAAATTGGAACCAGCAATTAAACACGGTTACTTAATTACAGTGCCAACAACAGATTTTACAGTATTAGGATTACCAGCAAGAAGTGCGAGTCAATTAAGATCTCAGTATTCAACACTAAAGCCCGAACAACAAAAAGCATTTATTGTGGATCTATTTGGTAGTTATAATCCCAAGATACATAAGATATTAAACAACAAATTGGGTAACACCAGTGGTAAATTGACAGAAAAGCAAAAGAAGCTATTAAAGAAATTGATTGTGGGTATCTTAAAAGAAGACGAAGATAAAATAAATTCTGCCAAAGAAAAACGAAATGCGGCTGAAGAGGATCTTCGACAAGCGGAACTTGAAGGCGCAGAAGAAGATTTAAAAAAAGCAAATGATAATTTATCATCGGCTACTACTCCAGAGGAAAAAGATGCCGCTGAGGCAAATGTAAAAATAAAGAAGGCTTTGGTGGATAGTAAAAAAATTGCGTTGCAATTAAAACAAGATTAAATATAATAATTAAAAAGTTATATAATGTTCTATATATTGTTACAAAGTTATGAGTGACGAAATTATTATTCAAAAATTAAAACAACAACATTCAGCTGCTCCCACACCTGTAGCTACAAGTTATCCATCTGAAACAATTGATTTGCCATCAAAGGGTTATTTTTATGATGAATCTAATCCATTGAGCAAAGGAATCATTGAATTAAAGATGATGACTGCTAGGGAAGAAGATATTCTGACCAATGAAAATTTCATCAAAAACGGTACCGTATTGGATAAATTGATGGAAAGTCTAATTGTTACGCCCGGCGTAAGAACTCAAGACTTGTTAATGATTGATAAAAATTCTTTATTTATCGCTGCTAGACGATTGGCATATGGTGATAAATATGGACCAGTAAAGATTGAATGTAAAAAGTGTAATACCGAAAACAAAACTTATATTGATTTAAGCACATTAAATGAAAAAGAAACGGATTTCAGCAAGTTTCAAAAAGGTACCAACGAATTTGAATTTGAGTTTCCATTCAGCAAGAGACGAATCACGTTTAAACTAATTACGTCAGGTGATCAAGAAAGTATTGATCGTGATATTAAGGCTCTAACCAAGATTAAAAAACATTCTAGCACCGAAGTTACTACTAGACTTAAAAAGTTGATCGTCAGTATTGATGGAAAGCCTGATATAGCGGCTATTAATAAGTTTGTTGATAATGAGCTACTATCAAAGGACAGTATGGCGTTGAGATCTTATGTTAAAACAATTGCGCCTGAATTGGATATGGGTTTTGACTTTGTATGTGAACACTGTGGTGAGGTGGAAAGGATGGATGTACCTATGACGGTACAGTTTTTTTGGCCTGAGTCCTGAATATAAGGTACAAGTTCACAGTCAAATATTTGAATTGAGTTACTTCTCGCAAGGAGCTGTAAATGTACAAATTGCGTATCAATTACCCGTGTTTTTGCGCAATTTTTATTATGCTCAATTAGCAAATATAAAGAACAAAGAAAGTGATAGTTACAAGGAACCCACTAAAAAGTCGGGTAAAGTAGACAGGCCTTTTTAGTGTAAAATGATATAGTTGTCATATTTATATATTATATGGCAACACAACCATTTGATGAAAAGGCCGCAGCGGCCTCAAGAGAGTACTTAAAGAACTTAATTGATATAAAATCGGAAATCGGCCAAACACTGGACGATTTACGCAAAATAACTGTCGCTGAACAGAACAATGTGGATATAGCCAAATCTTTGGGGCAAGTGTATAAAACACAACAAGATAAGATTAATGAACAGTTAAAAGGAAAAAGTCTACAAGAACAAATGTCATTGAAACTTCAAAATTCCGAAATGAAAATAGAGGAATTATCATCGGCACGTATCAGTAGCCACAAAACATTATTGAAGTTAGGTCGGGATTTATTAACATATAATGCTGAGCTGGTTAATTTGCAAGGTAGTAATGCTCTGAGCTCAGAGATTAAGGCTAAGATAAATTTAATTGAAGAAACAGAAACTCAGTTAAATTTAGAAAAGAAGTTATTAAGCAATAGTGGTTCCCAGTTAGCATCGTTAAAACTACGTAATAATTTATTAAAAATAGGAAATGATTTATTAAATGTGTATAACAAAGCGTTGGAGATGGGCGTGCAGTTGTTAAACAAGATGGGTGATTTGGCAGGAAGTTTAATGGCTAAACTAAATATGCCTACTACAATAGTTGGCACTTTTACAAAAATATTAGACATATTTAATGAAATTGATACTGCTGCTACAAATGTGAGACAGAAATTTGGATTGTTACCTAGTCAGGGTGCAATTTTTGAAAAAAATATACGTGAAGCTTCTATTCAGTTAGCTGAGTTTGGTATAAATGCTGAACAACTTGGTGGTACAATGAAACAAATAGGTTCAACTTTTACAAGTTTGCAATCTATGGAGAAAGGATTGGTAAAAGATGTTTCGATAATGTCTGCTCAATTCGGTATATCTGCAGAAACAAGTGCTAAGTTTTTACAGACATTGGGCGGTGTATCTGGTAAAAGTGCAATGGCCAAACAAAATATGTTAGGATTGGCAAAATTTGCGGCGAATGCTTATGGTGTTGGATTAGATGATGTGATGAGCGATGTTGCAAACGCATCTGACGCGGCTAGAATGTATGCTGGTAAAAACGCAGATGAACTGGTTAGAGCTGCAGCTCAAGCTAGACAGATGGGTACTACTCTTGATAATATGGCAAATACCGCAAAAGGTTTGCTTGATTTTGAAAGTAGTATTCAATCCGAATTAAAAGCTAGTGCATTGATTGGTAAAAATATTAATTTTAATGAAGCTCGCAGATTGGCATTTCAAGGCGATATTATTGGGGCAAATAAATTAATATTGGATCAAGCTAAAAAAATTAAGTTCAATCAGTTAAATCCAATTGCACAAGACGCGTTTGCAAAAGCTGCTGGTAAGACTGTAAAAGAATTGCAAGAAATGTTAAATGCTGAAGAAAATCTGAAAGAAGCATTAAAATCAAAAGATCCATTGGTAAGAGCCGAAGCGGAAAAGAAAAAACAAATGGCAGAAATGATGAAGAAAGATCCTATAGCTGCTAAAAAAGCTGCGCAGGCTGAATATGAAAAAGGATTGATTCAAGAAAAAAATCAAACCAGAATGAAACAATTGCAAAATGAAATTAATGCAATTTTTATGGAATTTATTGGGCCTATATTGGAAGGAATAGGACCAATATTTACAGAGTTATTAAAGTATATAAAAGATAACAGAGCTCAAATTAAAGAATTTGCTCAAGAAATAGGTAAAGCATTTTTAATATTTAAAAATTTAGAATATATTGCACTCATTTTTAAAAAAATAGATGATGCGATCACGGGTACTACAGAGTCAATCAAAGCTGCAAAATCTGTATTTACAAACTTTAAAAACGCATCAGTGGAGTTTTTTACAATTTTTAAGTCTGGTACCAGCTCTATTGCCAACTCTATTGGCGGGGTAATAAAATCAACTTTAAAATGGTTAACCACCAGTGGTAGTCTTAAAAATTCAATATTAAATGTGGCTGTAAAAATTGATGATATAGCTATAAAAATTATGAAATTTTCAGATGTTATAAAAAATTCTGGAAATGGTTTTCAAACAATGGGTAACGTTGTTGGTTCTATAGGAAAAGGAGTGGGTTCAATTGCAAATGGTTTTTTAAATACAGCAGGCATAGTTGAAAAAATAACCAATAAATTTTCTATTTTTGCAAAGATGGGCAGTAGTATTGGCAGTATCGGTGGTAAAGTTTCCGGAATATTTAGTGGATTTAACCAGATATTTAATGTTAGTGGTAAAATAACAGGTGTGTTGGGGAGTATAAAAAACGTATTAATGGTACCTTTAAAAATGCTCGGTAGTGTTGGTAAAGCAATTGGTGGTCTGAGTGGAGTTAGTAAAATATTTACATCATTTGGACCGCTTTTTGGAGGAGTAGCTAAATTTTTGGGACCGATAGGCATTGTTATATCCGTAATACAAGGCGGTATAGCATTTTTCAAAGCATTTAGTGAAACCACAGGTACTACCAGTCAAAAAGCTGTAGCTGGATTAAAAGCTGTAATTAATGTTTTGGTGATTGAACCATTAAAAATGGTTTGGGATTTTCTTAAAAAGATACCATCGTTTTTAGCCAATATAGATTTTGCGGGAATACTTAAAGACGTAACCAATTTTTTATTAGACGGACTGACGAGTTTGCCTGATAAAATTGAAGAGTTATTTAGTGGTGGAGGAGGGGGAATTGAATGGGGTAAAATTTTTGCAAATATTGCAAGATTAGCAATTGAACTTATTGTTGCGGCTTTCGTAAAACTGCCTATAGCTATATATAAAACAGTGGGAAAATTAGGATTGTTGATTTTGAAAGCTTTTGGGTTGAATGCAATCGCTGATGGTATTGCATCTATAGCAGACACTTTATATACTACACTTAAATGGCCATTTGAAGCGATATATAATTGGGTAATGGACAAATTGGGTGGTAAATCTCCATCGAAAATTGGTTTAGCAATTGTTGATGGTATTAAATCTGTAGTAGATATGTTATTTGATGTACTTACATATCCATTTAAAAAAGCCGCTCAAATTATACCTGAGCTGATTGATATTATAAAAACAACTTATATTTATGCTTTTAAATCTATAGTTGATACATTGTTTGAGTTAATAACATATCCATTTAGAAAAGGATTTGATTTGGTGAAATCAATCATAAGCGAAGTAATCACATTTATCAAAGATATATTTAGCGGCGCTTTTACATTCTTAGTTGACGCTTTCAAATCAGATTCAGGCGCAATGTTTGATTTGATTACAAATTCATTTAGAAAAGCATTTGAGTTGGTAAAATCAATCATAAGTGAAGTGGGCGCATTCATCAAAGATATATTTAACAGTGCTTTTACATTCTTAGTTGATGCTTTCAAATCAGTGTCAGGCGCAATGTTTGATATACTTACATATCCATTTAGAAAAGGGTTTGAGTTGGTAAAATCAATCATAAGCGGGGTGGGCGCATTCATCAAAGATATATTTAGCGGTGCTTTTACATTCTTAGTTGATGCTTTAAAATCGGTGTCAGGCGCAATGTTTGATTTGATTACAAATGCATTTAGAAACGGATTTGAGTTGGTAAAATTAATTGTATCCGAGTCGGGGTCGTTTATTAAAGATGTATTTAGTTTATCTTTTGATTTTATAATCCAATCACTTAAAAAAGTAGTTGATGTGATGTTTGATTTGATTACGTATCCATTTAAAAAAGCATTTCAACTAATAAAGTCTGCTGTATCGGAAGTTGGATCTGTTCTAAAAGATACATTCAGTGGGGCTTTTACATTTATTATTAATGCGCTTGAAAAAGTGTGGGAAAAGTTAAAAGGCGTGGGTGGATTTATAACTGACTTAGTAGGAAAAGGATTTAGTTTTGTTGGTAAAATACTTGGTGTTACTGATGAACCTACTAATGAATCTACTGGTAAATCTGCAAAAGTTGATGAAAAAAACAAAGGACAAGGTTTACAAACCGATTCTATTATTAATGCAATTGTAAGTTCCAACAAAGCGGTGGTTGAAAAACTGGATAAACTAACATCAATGATGGCATCTGGTCAAATTGCTGTATATATTGATGGACAACGTGCAAATCAACTATTGGCAACAAGTAATTCAAAATTTGGTTCATTTGGTCAAGCAACAACCAATTAATCTAATATTTATAATTAATGGCAAATAGTAATACATATTATGGCGCAATAGGCAATGATGGTGCGCAGGTTACCACACTTTCTAATATACAAGGTGCTGGTTTATCTTTACCGTTAAATACTGAACAGTATATAAATCTAAGAGCACCTGGTAAATTAGAAACGTTATTTAACACTAAAAATAACAGTGACGTATTATATAACAAAAATAAACCAATTGATTTATACGCTAAAGGATTAATTAGTAGTGAATTGGCACCCCCATTCTACGCGAATCCGAATCAAGGTCAACGTCAAAAGATAAACGCTAGTAGATCGTTTCCTATACAATCCGCCTTAAGAGATGGAACTCGTATCAGAAGATTTTTGGGATCTGGTAAAGGTGGCGCTTTTTTAACAAAACAAATAATACTACAGGGATTTGCTTCGTTTGATGAAACGAAGATATATAATCCAGCAAGTCCTCTTTTAGCCGCAGTTAGATTATCAACATTTGGCGCTATAGAAAGGCCAACCAGATTTATAGATAGCAGTAACCTTGTGGGTGGTTTAATGGGGGCCGCTGGTCTCGGTGGCATTACCAAAGCTATTGGTGGTTTGTTTGGTGCTACTGAAGGAAATCCATCGCCGCCTCGCAGTAGTGTGGCTAGTGCTGCTAGTGTACCTAAAGGTGGATTGGGTGGATTCTTCAATTTTACGGGATTGTTTGGTGGTGGCGATAAAGCAGATCAAGTAATGCCTATTACAGGTCGTGATGGTGTTAAAGGATTATTAAGAGGTAACACAGCTACCTCTGCTTATAACAACAAACGATACAAGAGTTTGATGAGTAATTCCGCTGGTAAAGGTGGATTTTTTGGTAATCTATTAAAAGCAGCTGGATCATTTTTAAAGAACAATACGATTCTAGGTGGATTGTTGCCACCTACTCAACCAATAGCAGGATTAAATTACAGAGCGGACGAAGATACATATGATCTGATGTTGAATACTAATAGATGGAGCAACTCTATTACACATGATACGTCGGGAGGTAAAAAAAGTGCCAATCTAAATGTTAATGTAAATCAAGGTAATAATTTATTGTTTACAGGCACGCAGCCAAAAACAAAAGGTGGTTTTATTGGTGGGTTGTTAAAAGCTATTGGATTGCAAAAAATAACAGGCGGTAACAGTAGTGGCACAAGTGGAATGAGATTCTTTGCTACACCGTTGACAAACATCGTTTCTAAAAGACTGAGATTATATGTTCAGAGTAATAAAAATTTAAGAAACAATAGTTTTCTATCAGTTACATATTCGACTACTCCTGGTGTTGGTAAATTAACCGATTCATATACAATTAATAACGTTGAAATCAGTTCTGTGGATGGGGCTAACACCAATCGTTACGGTGATTTAGTTAAAATAGATGGTGATGTAGAATATAGCGATCAATTATTAAATTATAAGCAATATACAGATCCGCAATTATCTGTAAACTATCAACGTACACTTTCAGATAAAACAGATAAAACAGTACAATATCTTCAAGATTTAAACGTTACTTTAAAAAATAAAATCGCTGGAACAGATAATTTAAAATATGCCCATTATCCAGCATTTGGAAAAATACAACAAAATGTTACTGATGATGTAGGTTTTAATTATTTGGCAAAAGTAAAATCGGACAGAACGAACCCCGAAGGATCTGACAGTGCAAATCAGTATACATATACAGGAAGAATAAGAGCAAATCCAGAAAAATTCCCAACCTTATTAGGAAAAAAAGAGGGTACTGATAGATTTATAAGACCCACCAATAATGTTGATTATGTTAATAGTCTGGGTGTGTTAAATGCTGATGAATTTGCTCAGAAATATAACGATCAATTCAATGGATTGGGCCCTGATTTGGTTAAGTTTTATTTCTATGATATTGTGAACAACAGATTTATACCGTTTAATGCTACGGTTAAATCATTACAAGAAAATAATGCCGCAACTTGGGAGCCAATTGAATATCTTGGCAGACCTGACAAGTTATATTATTACAAAGGATTTACAAGAGATGTTAGTTTCAACTTCAAAGTAGTTGCACATTCTGTTAAAGAATTATTACCTATGTGGCAACGTGTAAATTATTTGGTGGGTTTAACTAGACCTTCTAATTATACATCTACTATTAATGGTGGATTTATGATACCGCCTATGGTACAATTTACACTTGGTGACTTTTATAAGAATCATTGCGTTGTATTAAATTCTTGCAACGTATCTATACCAGAAGATGCATCTTGGGAATTGATCAATGAAAATACTGTGAAAAATCAAGATTGGAGTTATAATTTGGGAAATATATTTACATTTGGAAAGACTAGTATGAAAGGTAAAGTAGCTCAGTTTCCAAGAGAAGCTGAAATTAGTATCACAATGGCTATAATGGAAAAAGACAGACCAAAAACAGGAAGAGCTGTTTGGGGTAATGCTCCTGTTCCAACTATGACTCAGGCGGATATTGGAGAAACTGCTACGGTATCTACATTTGGCACAACTGATCTTTATGGCGGTAAAGATTACAATGATGCAGCTAACAATGATTTTTCAATGAATATGCGATATGATGTTGATAGACAAGGAAATGAATGAGATATCAATTTACACCAACTGAAAAAAGATACGATGGTAAAATGGTATTTAAAACCACATATTATCCGAATATACCTGAGTCTGACGATGATCTGTATATTACAACGTCCGATGAAGATTATTTAGACGCTTTAGCTAAAAAATACTATGGGGACGAAATGTATTGGTGGATAATTGCATTGGCTAATAACATAGCAGAGGGTAAATTGTCTGTTAATGCAGATAAACAATTACGAATACCAGGTAACTTACCAAATATATTGCAGAATCTTAAACAGATTAATAGTTAAGTTATATGGCATACGAGGAAGAAATCGCGGAAGAACCTAGATGGTGGGAAGTACAAAATATTCCCGTTTCACTGATTCGTGAGTTACGACGTAGAAAAAACACAAATAATGTTGGTTTCAACTATCCAAGTTCAGGAGATCCAAGTGGTGTAGTTTATGATTTTTTCAATAAACATGATCAATACAAAGGTCCGATGACTCCATGGATACGTGTATTTTCAAATGGTACTGGTATAGCGGGAAATGGATTGGTGCCACGTAGCACGATATTAAATAAAAATGGTAAAGAAAAGGCATATGATGGATTTTTATTTATGCCTGGTAATGGTTTTTATGAAGCATACGGATTCAAACAAGAGGGAAATATATTAAAACAAGATAAGGCTATCATTGGATACGAAGCCAATGGTGAACCACATTATATAGATCCTAAATATAGATCTCAATTTTCTTCCAAATGGCCAAGTACTTTTAACAGAAATGGCAAGATTATAGAAAGCGCACAGAAATCTGAAATATCTTCTGTATTACCACCGCCTAATTTAGATAGCATAGAAATAAAAACTAGCAAAGATATGTTAGCTTTTGTTACGATAAAATTCAAATGTTATGGATTGGCTCAATTGGAATATTTAGCACCATTCTTTTTAACACCCAGAATAAACGTATTTGTTGAAATTGGATGGAACTTATTTAATATCAATTCGTTGATCGAATTGAGTAATCCCGATGAATGTTGGTCTATTATACAACAACCACAAAAAGTGATGGATAGATGGTATCAATCATATGGTAATTATGGATGTATAACCGGTATTATCACCAAATATAATTTTGCCACTCAAGATGGCACCGTATATGATTGTAGCGTTGAATTAACTTCTCGACAGGCATTATTTGCTGGTATGCCGGCTGAAAATAATGTGAGTACCACCACAGAGACAAAGACAGATGCGACTGGAAAAAAGATTCCAACCGAAACCAAAGAATATACTGGGTTAAAAACATTCTTAAAAACAGGATTACCTAAGTTAAAACAAGTTATAGTTGATAGAAAAAACTTTATGGCGTATATCGCATCAAGCGGTATATCCAATTCAGATGATTATGATAATTCGATAAATCAACACTTCATACAAAACCAAAATTTTTACGATGGTAAAGTTGAAAATCGAATCTTTATAGGTAGAACTGATGCGACTAATGTATATAAAAAACCATCAATTCCAATTGGAGACGATAGTATATCATACAAATCTGTTAAAATTGGTAAGGTGGACTATAAAGCTGTATCATATAAAGATGATCGGTGTGATTTTGATACTAAGGGTGACGATGAAGTTTGGATGCAATTAGATTTTCTGTTTGAAGTTGCCAACAGATTCTGCACAGTTGTGTCAAACAAAACATTTACTATTAACGTCGATAAGATAATTAACGCACATCCAAATTTGATAAGTTGCGACCCTCACGTATTAATTCCAAATGGTATTGCTCCAAAATTTAATATTGGTAAGAAGTTACCGGATGAAAGTTATTTGAATACGATAAAAAATAATAAACTCGATCCAACAGCGCAGAGTCGAGTAGAAACAGAAATAAAATCGGGTGGTTATTTAAAAAATGGAGATGTAAATCAAAATAACTTTTTAAAATCTAAATATGATATAGAAGTGACCGATATAAATGATGAATTATATAGAGCTGCTAAAAAAGTTGAAACTGTATTTAAAACAGCAGGCGCTTATAGAGATAACTTAGATACCATTATAAACAGATTGTATTATGACATCGGAGCATTGAGTGAAGATAGTCCATCGGATAATATATCATTTCCTTTTATTTATGACAAAGAAGTTGAATTGAATGGGGATGAATTGGTATTAACCGATCCAAAAAAACAAAGATCAAAATCAATCAAAAGAACATTTAAGAAATTTAGATATGGCAATTTAAAAAATATATACATCAGTAAAACTAAAGTACTTGAAATTACGGAAAATAAAGAAATTCAAACTTGGCAACAATTTGCAAACGCTGTATTAAACGTTATCAATGAAGCTTCAAATGGATTCTGGAAGTTTCAAATATCACAAGATGATTTGGGTGGATTATCAATACTAGATAACAATTATATTGATTTGGGTGATAAGGCTCCCAGTTTGAAAAAAGTATACGTATTTGATGCCGGCGGTACTGAATCGTGTATAAAGAGTATTAGTTTTGACGCGTCGTTAACAAATGAACAAGCTACATTAACACTGTTTCAAGCTGGTATAAATAAACCAGATGATTCTGATACATCTATGAGTGCAAAGAACGCAAGTATGCCATTAACTAGCTTCATAGATAGATTGGATAAATTCAATAAGGAGGAAGAAACGGGCACAGGTGAGAGCAATACTGTACCTTCACAAGACGAGCTTACAGTGGATCAAAATCCATTGATTTCCACAATACAAACTTATGGTAATATAGATAAAGTATTAACTATTACTAGTGCTTACGTAGCCCCAGGTGAAATTGCAAACGATGCTTCAAAGAACTACAAACAATTAAACTTGTCACCTGATTTGAAAGATAAGTTGGGTCAAATTATAGATGATCAAGATATAGAAAATAACTTGCCGTTGTATAGTGGTATATCTCCAAACTTTTCACTGACTATAACGTTTGATGGTATATTTGGATTTAGAATGTTTCAACACTTTGGTATTTCTAATTTTCCAAAACCATATATTCCTGAAAATGTTATATTTATGATAACCGATGTTACACATTATGTAACCGCTGGAAATGGTAAATGGGAAACTGTTGTGGGTTGTTTAGCTAGATGTGTAGCAGATCAAAATATTGAATTGGTGCCTGTATGACAATAAAAGATACGGATATTATAACCAAGACAAAATTAAATTTGGGTAATTTTAATATTAACCTACCAAATACATTTTTGCCAATGCCGACCGATAAAGACTACAAAGTTGGATACATAGAAAGATATGTAGTTTCTAAAATAAACTACAATGAGATAACTGAAGTTTCATCCGATGTATATGGTAAAATGGATAGTAACTTTTTTAAAAAGGCAAAGTTCAAATGGAAGATTACAGGTGTATTAAATAGCAAATATGACGGTAAAATGTTATTGGAACAGGGAGTGATAGAATTCAACAAAAAGCAAGTGGAACAGATAAGCACCATAATTAGAGGTGCTAATGATGTTTTTTCAAATATTACTCAGTTTTACAAACAATAAAATTGACTTTCCATATTGTTGTTGTAAAATTAAGTTGTGGAGTATTCATCTAAAATTTATTTAAAATTAATTACAAAACACGATAATTATCATAACGCTTGTAATGATATTATTGCTGCTTTCATCTTTAATTTTAAAGATGGTACCAAACAATATTTAAATTTTGAACACAACGATTTACCTATAGATTGTACATTTAAAGAGTTTAAATCTGAGATTGAATCGCAAAATTTAATCGTGTATGTCAATAATAAAAAGACATACAAGTACTGGTTAAATTGTAATTTGATAGATGTTAATTTGTTTGGATTCATTAACAACAACGAAATATTAGATGAAGTAGAGTGTTTGACTGAGAACTTTCTGAAATACAATTATCGTAATATCAATAACTTTAATTTGATATTGCCATATGTTATACACCAGCGAATATTTGATGTTGAGATAAAGCAAATTGAGACGTTGGGTGATAAAGACACAGACAATTATTGTTTCAAGTTTTTTAATAACGTTATATCTGACACTTTGTTTGAGGTGGAAAAAAATGGATTAAAAGTTGATACAGACGTATTTTCAAAATACTTTAAAAGTAAAACATATAACAAATTCATATACACAAACTACAATATCTACAATCCTACTGGTAGACCAAGTAATGCATATGATAATATTAATTATGTAGCGCTCAAAAAAGATGATGGATCCAGAGCTAGTTTTGTGTCTAGGTATGGAGAATCCGGTCATTTAATGATGGTAGATTTTACCGGATTTCATCCGTACATTGTGGCTAATTTGATTGATTATAAAGTTCCTGAGAAGGAAACGATATATGAACATTTAGCCAAATATTATTTTGATGTTGACACAGTAACATCTGAAGATATAGCTAAATCAAAGAAATTGACGATGGTTAATCTATATGGACAAATTTCACAACAGTACTGTAACATTCCGTATTTTGCAAAGGTAAACGAATTAAAGGATAAGTACTGGCAAAAATTTGAAAAGAATGGATATATAACAACTCCGGTATATAAACGTAAAATTACAAATAAGCACATTGTTGATCCCAACCGAAATAAATTGTTTTCTTATATAATTCAAGCTGCTGAGACTGAATATGGCATTGATAGTCTGAGTAAGTGTATTAAGTTTGTTAGTGATAAGAGAATTGTACCCATACTATACGTGTATGACTCAATTGTATTTGATGTACACAATGACACAAATAAACAAGAATTAATTGATTTG